CCCTCGGGGGTAGAGAGCGACACAACCCAGTTTGACCGGGCGGTGCCGACATCGACCGGCGTCTCCAGGATGACGCCCCGGTCGATGTCCTCGGCCAGACCCTTGATGAGCGTGTTGACGGCGTTGGGCAGGCGCTTACCTGCCCCCTGCATGATCTGGGCGAACTGTTGCAGGCTAACCGCCGCCAATAGGTGCTCCCTTCGCGCTGTGCTGGTTGGCTTGATTCAGGGTCTTCTTCTCGAACTCTTTCCGGCCATGTTCGAGGTAGGCGTTGTCCATTGCCCGTATCAAGTATAGCAGGCAGGAACGCTCCTCGCCATCCAATCCCTCACGATCCGCGTATTCCTGGACCACGGTCCACGGGATGGGTCCCGCGCCCATGCCGACTGCTCGGCATGTGGTGAGTTCGTTGAACGCCGTGAAGTAGAAGTCAAGCCCCGGCATGAGAGACGGGGCGTTGACCAACCACTGCGGGCGCTGGCGGCGGTTCTGGTAGCACTGCTCCAGCACCTTGCGCTCCTGCTCGCCATACTGGAGCGCGTAGAGCAGTACCTCGATCAGTTTCCCGCTTGGGCTTCCAGGACGGCCACGCGGTACCGCTCGACCTTGCTGGCCTCGTCCTCGATCTCCGCGAAGAGTTCGGGGAACTCAGCGAGCAGGGCTTCCATGTTATCGACGGAGTAGGGAAGGTCCTTCCCGTCCTCGCCGGTGATGCCCTTCCAGCCAGTGACGATGTTCTCCAGGAAGCACCGACGCGCATCGGCATTGATCTTCGCGGCGATGTCGTCGGGAATCTTCTTCGACTTGCCGGAGGCGACGAGGGCCAGGATGCGCTCGTGCGGCTCCATCGAGCGGCGGACGGCCTTGCGGTAGTCCTTGTTGATCTCCGGGTTCGAGAGGGCGAGGCAGAGTTGGACTTCCTCCGTGGTGCCGTCCAACTTCTTGATGACGAACGTGGTGTAAACCCCGTTCTTCACCGCCGCGTCGTCGATCTTGCTGGTTCCGAGTTTCATTGAGCGATGCTCCTCTGACAGGACCGCAAGAGGGGCCGAGAACACCTCGGCCCCTCTGTTGGTCAGTGACTGGTACTACGGCTTACAGGTCAGCCGCGTTCGGCAGGTAGTCGAAGAAGACCATGAGCAGCGTGTGGTTGAGGGTGCTGCTGATCTTCGCGGCGGTCGCGGCGTTCAGTTCCAGCGGGATCGTGACCGGCTGGTCCTGCTCGACGTTCGGGAGGCCCCCGCCCAGGGAGAGCAGCGGGATGTCGATGGCGATGCCTGCATTCGCCTTCACCAGGATCATGTCCAGGGTGATGTCGCTGTTGTTGCGGACGGCGGCGATCGAGGCCACGTCACCGAAGTAGGCGGTGATGTTGCCGCCAACCTCGAACGTACCCGCCGTCACCTCGAACGCGCCGAGCACGCCGAGAGCGTTGTTGGGCGAGTTGTTGTTGTTGAGCGTGATCGTCGCCTCCTCGGAGTAGGTGAAGAGGGGGTTCGGGAAGCCGCTCGTAGTGGAGACGGTTGAGAGACGAATGCGGCTGAAGTCGGACGAGGTGTTGAACGCATCGGCCTCGACGACCGGCACACGAACCACGCTCGCCACCTTGGAGAGCAGCGTGTTGGCACCGCTGACCACCTCGTCGATGGTGGACGAGTTAGTGGCGATGAACGCCAGATCGCAGACGATCTTGTCGGCGCTCGCCATGTTCAGGGTGAACTCGTTCGGCACCGCGCCGGAGACGTACTGCGCCTGCTCCAGCGTGGGCTGGGACGGGTCGCTGACGCCCAGGGTGCGTTCGAGCGTGTATGAGCGGCGAACGATGCTCGTGCCGATCTCGTTCTTCAGGACGCGGCCCTTGAAGATGCGAATCGTCTTGGAGGCACCGTTGTCGGTGACGGTCGTGGCCTGGGTCTTGTCCAGGGTGATTGCGTTGGTCGTGACGGAACGAACGCGGGCGAAGCCGTTGTTCGCGGCGGTGGCAAACTTGTCGGAGGTGGCATCACCGCCGATGTAAATCCACTCGCCGGGGATCAGGCCCAACTGGGTCAGGTCCTTCGTGGTTGAGCCGAGCACCGGGAACGCGGAGCCGGAGTTGGTCATCGTCAGATCGCCGGACGCGCCCTGGTATCCGACCGCAACCAACTTGGCCGTCGCCGGAGAGGTTTCAGCCACCAGAGTTTCAGCCACAGTCAGAAGGTTCGCCGCCACAGTGGTCAGGCGCTTCAGGCCGTTGTTGGCCGTGTTGGTGTAGCCGCTGGCGAACAGCAGATCACCGACGAAGTAGCCGGTGCCGATACCAGTCGCGCCGTAGGTGTTGGCGGGCGCGGAGACGGTCTGGACGCCGGTGAACTCCTGCTTGCTGCGGTAGTTGGCGTAGAAGAAGCCACGCAGCATGTCCTGGAAGTTCGTCTGCGTCAGGTCGGCGTTGAAGCCAGCGGTGGCCTCGACGTTCGTCACAACGCCCTTCTTGCGCTGACGACCGGGGTTGATGGGGTTGCGGGCGACCGTGGTGATGTTGCCACCAAAGTCGGCATACGAGTTCGGCTCCTGCTCGACCCAGCGCTGGCTGGCGGCGGCAGGCAGGACCCCGAGGCTCGCTTCCTCGGCGGCGCGGAGGCCAGTGATGTTGCTGTCAATCTTCGTGGAAACGGCCATGAATGGAACTCCTTCGGTTACGGACCAACGATCTGATCGTACAGGAAGTCAGAGAGACAGTTCGTCTGGTGAAACGCACCGCTCTTTCCGATCTCTCGGAAACGAGCACGCTGGAACTGTATGCCGCCCGCCGTAGCGCCGCCACTGCGGAAGGCATCCAGGACCACCTGAACGATGTCGTAGGACTTCTTCAGACCATCCCCGGCGGGTGTGAACACCTGAACGTACACGAGGCCGGACATCTCGTGACGCTTCTTTCCGTTGACACTGCCCAGGGAGGCGTTTCGACCATCGGCGTGCCGCAGCCCGGCGCGGAGCCAGGGCTTGCCCGCCGGAGCGTCCGGCGGGGGCGGTACGTTGGTCGGATCATCCAGAGGCACGTCGTTCTCAGCATCGTCGTAGATCACCGTGATCCCGTTGAACGATGAGGCATCCAGCGCCGCCTTCAGGCGGGCCATGATCTCGTCGCGGGCTTGTCGCACGGTGGCGATTGGCATGGGACTATTCTACCCTCGAATCTGGATCGTGTAAAGGATGCTGGTTGTGCCGGGCTTCAGAAGTTTGACCCGGACCACGCTGTAGATCGACCCGCCGTCATCCAACTTGTTGAACTTCGTCAGGTCCTTACCGGCGGCGGTCGGTGCCGCGATGAGCAACTTCTTGTCGCCCCGCTTCACCTGATCGTCGTCGATCTCATCCTCCTGGTACTCGACGATGACGGCCTTTCCGGTCACGCTGTCGGCGAACCCTGTCCCGGCCCCCTCCCACGGCTTGTTCGCATCGGCAGGAGTCCGGCTCAGTTGGTACAGAGTCATGTCCCGCCCGTGCTTGGCAATCAGGCGCTGAGCAGTCGCTGCGAACTTGTCGTGGACAGCCATTCGTTAGTTCCTGATTGCTCGGGCCGCGCCTCCCGCGACGAGGAAGGGTTCGATGAGCAGGTCCGCGACCGGGTAGGTCGGGATCGCCCAGCCGCTGACGGTGCTCGAACCCTTGGCACCGACAGACAAGTCCTTGGGACTCGCGTAGTACGTCTCCTCCTCGATCACATCCACCTTCTCGCGTTTGCCGGTGACAGGGCCTGAGCCAGAGATCACTTCTCCACTCTCATCCTCCCGATCGAAAGGCAGCGGCGGCGTCGGGGCGAGTTCCGCAACCCCGGCGGCGATCATCGCATACTCGGCGGTGGCCTGAGCGATGCCGAGGGGACCGCCAAACACATTCGTCAGCGTGAGGCCGGTGCCGGTGCCGCCGGTCGTGGTGTTGACTGTCGGCAGTTCGGAGTAGTCACCGGGCTGGTAGACGCTCACCGCCGTCACGACGCCGGTGTTCACAGCATCGACACGAACGGTCGCGGCGATATCCGACGTTCCGCCATTGACGGTCACAATGTCGCCGACAGCGTAGCCCGTGCCGCCAGACAGCACTGCGGCGCTGAGCAGGATGCTCATGGCCGGAGCAGACCCGTCAATGACGATGCCTTCTCGCGGGAACGGAAGGGCCTGCGTGGTGCTGACTCGACTTCCAGAGAACCGAGTACCGAACCGCTTCGAGATGTA